TGGGGAGGTAGATTTCCCGGAAGGTCTGGGGGCTCCTCTGGACCACGCCCTGGACCGTGCCCGATTCGTCCACGTCCCAGCGCTCGATGGTCACCTGGGGCCGGGGCTCGACGTCGAGCAGGCCGATCGCGCCCTCCTCCAGGCGCTTGGCCGTCCACTCCTGGATGGAGAAGCCGTAGAAGCGATACATGGCCGCCCGCCGGATGACCCGGTGCCAGGGGGTGGTCATGCCCTGGAGGATCTCCTCCAGGCGCTCGGCCAGCTCCAGGGCCTCGGGCGTGTCTTCCGGCGGTTCGACCTTCCAGGAGGCCTTGGCCACCAGGTTGAGGAAGTAGCGCACCCCGGCAGCGACGATGGAGGTGTTGACCAGGACCTCGCTGAAGGTCTTGTACTTCTGGAGGCCGACGAGGCGCTGGTCCTTCTCGATGACCTGGATGTAGCCGGAGTAGACGGCCGTCCCGCCGGTGCCCAGGGTCTCGGTCGGCCTGGCCTTGGGCCGGCGGAAAAACCCTCCCAGGCTGCCCAGGAATCCACGCGCCTCGGCCATCAGGGTCTCCTCTCGGATCGCGCTTACACCTCAAACATCGCCCAGGGTCACCAGCCGCGGCGCGGCCGCGACCAGGGGCCGGCGGCCGGACAGCTCGGAGAAGGCCCGGCTGGCCCCGTCCACCTGGTCCTTGAACCTGCTCTCGGGGAAGGCGACCAGCTCGGCCAGGAAGGCCTCGTTCCAGGGGCCGCGGACCAGCTTGACGTTGCCCGCCTCCGCCTGGGCGCTGAGCCCCTTGGCCCTATCGACCTTGGAGCCGGTCTCCAGGGAGAAACGGACGTCGAACCCGGCCAGCCGGGCGGCGAGGTGGCGCTTCTGGGCCTTGCCGGCCTGGCCGGGGTCCTGGGGGATGCTGATCCGCACGGCGTGGCCGTCCTGGGTGGCCGTGGCCAGGATGGTCCTCTCGACCTCGCCGGGCGAACCCTGGACGCGGACCACGTCCTCGATGAAGTATTCGCCGCCCGGGGCCAGTTTCATCTTGATCCCGGCCGTGTAGGCGGCCCTGGGGTCCTCCTCCTCGTCAGTCCCGGCCAGGTCCCAGCCGCGGACGGCCCGGCCGCCGGCCGGCGAGGCCTCCACCACCTCGAACCAGCCCCGCTGAAAGAACATGCCGGCCGACTCCCGGACGTTCCAGTTGCCGCCCAGGAGCCGCTCCCGGTCCACCCGGGGGAGCGCCTGGAGGTTGGCCAGGTAGCCCGGGTCCTTGTCCAGGAGGATCTTGTTGTCGAAGACGCTCCCGGCGATGAAGGTGAACGACTTGGGCATGGCCGTCGGGCCGTGCCGGCCGACCAGCTCCTCCCGGCTGTCGGCCCAGTCGACCAGGCCCTCCCGGATGACGAACCAGCGCAGCCGGCCGGAGCGCTCGGCGATCGGGTAGCCCGTCTCCTGGTCTATCCACCAGTCCAGGAAGGGCCGGAGCCAGTGGTCCGGATCGGGGTTGCAGGTCGCCCGGACGTAGGGGATGACCCCGCAGGTCGAGCGGTTGCGGCCGAGCAGGTAGAAGAACTGCTTGAAGGTGAAGTGCTCCAGCTGATCGAAGCAGATCAGGGGGATCTGGGAGCCGTCCCACTGGTGACGGTCCCGCTCCAGCTGCATGTGGGCGAACTTGATCCGAGTCCGCAGCCCGGGGAAGACCCACTCCAGGGTGGACTCCTTGGGGACCGCGCCTTGGGATGGATAGAGCTCCTTGGAGGCGTCCCACATCCCGCCCTCGTTGGTGATCTGCGGGTAGGTCCGCCGGAAGATGACCGCGCCGAAGTTCTTGGTGTGAATATGGCGTAGCGGCTCCATCAGCAGGGCCCAGGTCTTCCCTGCCCCGGCCGCGCCGCCAAATACGCAGATGTCGGCCGGCGAGGCGAGGAAGGCGGTCTGGGGGCCGGGCTGGGGTCGGATCCTAAGGGCCCGGGCCTCTACCATGGCCGTCGGGCGCCCGGTCGCCGCGCTGGTTGTCCGGCATCTCGATGATGACTACCTGGGACTGGGTCTGAATGGGGCCGCCGTCCGGACCGGTTATCTCCCCCCTTTCGACGTAGCCCCTCTTCTTGCCCTTGCACTTCAAAAAGAAGCAGACCGCCCAGGGGAGGCCGTCCTTGACCTTCTTCATGAGCTCTGACTCGGCCACGTCGAGGTATCTCGCCTCGATCTGCTCCACCACCTTCTGAAGCTCGGCGCTCTTCTTGATCCGGTGCGATATCGCCGACTGGGTCACGCCCAGGATAGCGGCTGCCTGAGTCTGGAACCCGCCGGCCGCCTCCAGAGCCGCGGCCACCTCTTTTATGGTTTTCTGCCTTGGCATTTTTAGCTATGAGCTTCTTGAGCCGGCTCGGCCAGCCGCTCCAGGGTGATCTCGGCCATCTTCCTGATCGCGGTCGCCGTGTTGACGATCTTGAAGGCCTCCTTGGCGGCCAGGACGGCCTCGAAGAAGAGGTCGAAGTCCTTGTACCTGGCCAGGAAGGCCCCCTCCTTGGAGACGGCCTTTTCGATCGCCTCGGCCGCCTCCTCGATCTTGTCCAGGTCCTCCTGGATGAAGATGATCGAGACCTCCCTGATCTGGACGCCCGGCTCCTTGATCGGCGTGAACTCGACCGGCTGGAAGCCCTCGAAGTAGTTGTCGTCGAAGCCGGTCATGAACTTCAGGTCCAGGTCCTGGAGTTCCGCCCAGAGGCCGGCCAGGATCTGCGGATCGTCCTCCCCGGTGACCTGGTTGTGGGCCAGCTGGACAGCGATCTGCTCCTGGCGGGTCATGGCCCGGTCGGTGTAGAGGAACAGAATCAGTTCCTTGCCCACGTCGGCCGCGGCCCGGGAGCGGTGATTCCCGCTCAGAAGATGGAAGCCCTCCCGGTCCCTGAAGCAGAACGGCAGGGAGGACATGCCCTGGCGCTCGATGCCGGCCTTGAGGACGTCGTAGACCTCCTTGCGCATGAAGCGGGCGTGGTCCTTGTCCGGCAGCTGTTTGAGGCTCCGCGGATCGGCCACCCCCAGCTTGAAGTTGGTGACGCCGGCGGCCTCCAGGAGCGCATTGACCTTGCCCAGGGCCCGCTCGATCGCGGCTATGTCCTTGCGTACCTGGCCAGCCACTCGTTCAAGGCCTTCTTGACGGTTCTGGTCCCCAGCTCGGCCGAGTAGTTCAGGAAGCCCTCCCCCCTCTTCTCCAGGTCGAAGACCCCCCGGTACTTTGAGCTCACCGGCTTGTCCGTGAAGGCGGTGGTCCGAAGCCGGCGGAACCGGCTCCAGAACTTCTCCTCGATCAGCCTCCTGACCCGGTCCGTGGTCAGCAAGAAGAGAAGCAGCTTGGACAGGCGGGCGTAGCGGGAATAAGGAACCACGAAGTCACTCATTACATAGATCAGCCCCTGGTTTCTCGCACCGAACTTGTCCAGAGAGACGAGCACAAAGCCGAACAGTCGGCCGTCGGCGAAGACGAGAAACGCAAAACTCCCCTCCGCGAAGTCAATCTGCTTGGCCAGGAACATCTCCCGGTAGTAGTTGATGACCTTGCCCCCGACAGGCAGGAAGTCGAAGCGCGTCCCGGGCGTGATCCGGTCTTCCGGTCCCAGGAAGCGATACCTCTGGACCTCCATGCGCCGGCGCTTCCGGACCAGGGCCGGCGGGAAGCCCATGTTGGAATAGGCATAGACATCCCGGCCCTCGCCCCCCTTGCGGTTGACGAAGACCAGGGGTAGATCGAGCCGGCGGTCATCGAAGAGCAGGAAGGGCCGTTCGGCCAGCCACCTGTAAATCTCATCCCGGCGCCGGTCATCAAGGACCGGATGGTCCGGCTTGGACCAGGCGATGACCGCCTCCAGCCTCTTGAACGAGCTCTCGTAACCCCCCTTGTAGGTGGGCATGAACGAGAGGAAGACGGTGTCCGGGTCGGTCTGGGCGCGGAAGAAATCGAAGACGTCGCCGCACCAGAAGGTGTCGACCTTCAGGTGCTCGCCGGCCCGGCCGAGCTGCTCGGCGCTCCGATGCCAGTAGTCATCCCAATGGCGCCGGTAGTGGCCGTGCAGCCGGCGCTGGTAGTCGGTCTTGGTCGGGTCGTACTTCAGGAACTCGAGGAGGAGGACCACCGTGGCCGCGGCCGTGCAGGCGTCCGCCAGGTAGGGCTCCAGCCAACCCCACTCCTCGGACCTCGGCCTCAGCTCGATCTCCTGACCGCAGAGGGCCGCGCCGATGACCGTGGAGTAAAGGGAGACGTCGTTCGAGTGGACCGCCCTGGGCTTGGAGTAGCGCGAGACCAGCTGCTCGAAGGTGAAGTTCCCCGAGCAGCCCACCGCGCACGACCTGCCGTCGAAGAGGCCGGCGTGAGTCCGAAAGAACTTCCGGCACTCGGCATTTACGGCGCCGACGAAAATGATCAGCCTCCATTTTGGCCCCTGGAGACGAGCTCCGTATTTGCCCTACAAGAGACGTTTTTTTGAAGGCCCAGGGCGCCGGGAAAGCCAATTATCCTTACATAACAAACACTTACAAAATGCTCTTCCAACCCCCTACTATTACCCTTGTCGGCAATGAAAAACACGTTACAGAGCCGACGATATGATATTTAATTCAATAACTTAGAGATTGAAGGTTGTTTCCCGATTGTGGGTTTGTGCTCGCTAATTTCACGTCTAAAGATATTAATCCCATCGTTTTCGTGATGTTTTATGTTGAGCAGAGATTGTTTTTAAGGTTGTCCTTAATGTTATCTGAAAGCATTTTTTAGTTGACAAACAACCCCGGGTAATGTAGTCTTAAGTTATGGATATCAGACAACATTCATGGAACAGGGTCTCCGAATCGCGGGCGTCTCACAGGGGCGCCGGCTGCGATCAGGGAGAATCCGACCGACGCGCGAGCGTTGGCCACCCGAACAAGGCTGAGGGCGCCCGCCGGCCGGCGACCGGGGCTTCGGCCCCGCACCCCCGCGAGTCCGGCCGCTCGCAACTCTCCCAGGGCGTCCCGGAGGCCGGGCTCTTTGACAACGGGATCGAGCGGTCGCTTTAACCGGCGACTGCTCCTCTCCCGACCCATAGACTCAGCCCTCCAACCCACCGGGGCGTCGGGTTACCCACACCGGAGCGAGGGCGCCTGGGCTTCCGGCAATCGGGCCGGAGCTCGCAGGCTGGACGGAGAACCCAGGGAGGAACGACTCATGCCTAAAAGGAAAATCACCGACGAGGAATTTGACCGCATCCTTTGCGGGATCATCGGGGACCTGAGCGCCGAGACGATCATCGGTATCCCCGGGATCTACGAGGTCCTTGCCGAGCACTTCAACAACGAGGTGCTCGAGCAGTGGAAGGAGGAATGATGCTCTACTCGATCGGCTACCAGCGGCTGCGCGGTCCCGATGAGCTCATCGCCGAGCTCAAGGCCCGCGGCATTGAATGGCTGGTGGACGTGAGGTCCAAGCCTTACGGCCGCCTGGCCGCCTTCAACCGGAAGGCCCTCGAGGCCGCCCTGGCCGCGGCCGGCATCCGCTACCTCTGGCGGGGCGACCGCCTGGGCGGATTCAATCCGATCAGCGACGAGGCCATCAGGCACCTGGCCGAATGGCAGGGCCCCGAGAAGGCCTGCCTGATGTGCATGGAGGCCGATCCCCTCCGGTGCCACCGCTACCAGGAGATCGGCCGGCGCCTCAAGGACCTGGGCGTCGTGGTCCGCCACATCGTGCGGGACCGCGACGGCGCCGAGTCCCGGATCGTCGAGAACTGATGGAGCGGCGGGGAAGGACTCGAACCTCCTGTCCTGGACGGCCTCCAGGCACCCGCCACCGGGCCGCCGCTCAGGGACAACGAAAGGAGATGCTGGAATGTCCGTCTACGAAATGGTCACCGACCGCATCCTCGAACTTCTGGAAAGGGGAGAGGTTCCCTGGCACAAGCCGTGGTCCGGCGGCGGACCGGCGATGAACCTGGTCTCCCGGAAGCCCTACCGGGGCATCAACTGTTTCCTCTTGGCCTGCTCGGGCTATGCAAGCCCTTACTGGCTCACGCTCAAGCAGGCGAACGACCTTGGCGGCCGGGTAAGGCGCGGCGAACGGTCAACGCTCGTGGTCTTCTGGAAGATGGTGGAGGTCGAAGACAAGGAAACCGGAGAGAAGCGCGAGCGGCCGTTCCTCAGATACTACCGGGTCTTCAACGTCGAACAGTGCGAGGGCATCGAGACCCCCGAGTCAGAGTCGGCCGAGAGGGAGTTCAACCCCATTGACCGGTGTAACCGGATCATCGCGGACATGCCCGACCCGCCCAGGCTTCAGCATCTGCATCAGGCGGCCTGGTACAAGGTCAGGGAGGACCTGGTGAACCTGCCCAGGCCGGCCACTTTCGAGTCGCCCGAGGAATACTACTCCACGGCATTTCACGAACTGGCTCATTCAACCGGCCACACCTCCCGGCTCGACCGGCCGAGCCTTACCGACATGGCCCCGTTCGGGACCTGCAACTACAGCCGGGAAGAGCTCGTGGCCGAAATGACCGCGGCCATGCTCTGCGGCGTCACCGGGATCGTCAACCGGACCATCGACCAGTCGGCTGCATATGTCCAGGGCTGGCTCAGAAAGCTCAGGGGGGACAAGCGGCTCGTGGTCCAGGCAGCCGCTCAAGCCCAGAAGGCGGCCGACTTCATTCAAGGCCAACACGATGAAAGGCCCGGTCAGGGTAGCGGCCCTGACCGAGCCGAGGAAGGAGGACTGTAGTGCCCGACCTCCCCTTGCTTCAAATCTACCCCAATCCCGAACAGCCGCGCAAGCACTTCGACCAGGCGAAGCTGGAGGAATTGGCCGCCTCGATCAAGGAGAACGGCCTGATCGAACCGATCGTCGTGGTCGAGCGGCCCGACGGCTACATGATCGTCGGCGGCGAACGCCGCTGGCGGGCCTGCCAGATCGCCGGCCTGGAGAAGGCGCCGGCGAGGGTCATCGAAGCCGACCAGGACGCGATCGCCCGCCTGGCCCTGATCGAAAACCTCCAACGCGAGGACCTGAGCCTGATCGAGGAAGCCAAAGGCTACCAGGCCATCCTGGACACCGGGGTGACCGTCGAGGAACTGGCCCGGGACCTCGGCTTCAAGCAGGCCTGGCGGATCACCGAACGGACCAGCCTTCTTCGCCTGGATCCGGTCTACCAGGACGCGCTCCTGCGCCGGATCATCACCCCCTCCCAGGCCTTCGAGATGAGCCGGCTCCCGGTGGAGGGCCAGCACACGCTCTTCCGCTGGATCACCGAGGGCCGAGCCGAGGGCTACAACAAGCTGCGCTCCCTGGCCAACGCCCTCCTGACCAAGCCCATGGTCCAGGAGGCCTTCTTCGCGCCCCCCAGCGAGGAGGAGCAGCGGGTGACCGGCCGGTACGAAATGATGCTGGAGAAGGTCAACCGCCTGATCGAAGCCAGCTTCGACGAGAAGGACCTG